GCAGATTTAGTAAGAAATGATGGAAATATATGGGGAATATTTCACTCACATCCTGGTGATGAAAATCCTATCCCTAGTAAAGAAGATAAAGTTAGTGCTGCTTTTAAAGAATACACCTTTTTAGTAGGATTTAATAATAAATTTTATACATACTGGTTAGATCAAGACCTAGACGTACTCATATTTGATGAGTTTAAGGAAGAACATCTTGTTAATAAATCTTAAAATACATTCAGCATATAGTAAATTTTTTAAAGAAAGTACTTACTCACTTGAGGCTACAGTAGTTCAGGATATTATAGCATATCTTAAAGGGGTACATCCTGAATTTTCTAAATATATGAAACAGATATTATCTGGACAATCAGAAGAACCTTTTTGTTTATTAGATAGCGATTTAAAACCAATTACTTTAGACATGATAGACATTAAACACTTTAAAGACGGTGAAACTATACATTTAGTTCCTGCTATAGGAGGAAGTGGAAAAGCTATAAGAACTCTTATTTATGTTGTTTTTGCTGTAGTTGCTATATATTTTGCATTTACAGTACTAGGACCTGCACTGCTGGGTCCAGGTGCTCCTATGGTTGCTCCAGGTATTGCAGAAGCGGGCATGGTTGGTGCTACCGCAGCACCAACTGCTGTAACAGGCATGTCACTATTAAAAATGGCAGGTCTTCAAATAGGTTTATCAATGGTTTCACAAATGATGACTAAGTCTCCTGCTGCAAGAGAGAGTAAACAGACAGAGTCTAATTCACGAGAGAGTGGTATGTTTGGATCTTTGACTAATACCTCTACAAGTGGAACACCTATTGCTTTAATATATGGTAGGCATAGAGTAGCTGGTCAGTTTTTAAGTGGTTATATAACTACTATCGGACATGGTAGTGGAGATACAATTAGTGTAGGGAGTCAGTTTGATGGCATATAGAAATTTTACTGAACATGCTAATATACAAGTCCCACAAATTCAAGGAGCTAAAGGTGGTAAAGGAGGAGGTGGAGGAGAGCCTTATGAGCCTACAGAAGATCCTCAAAGTTTATTTTCTACTGATATTTTATTTGTAGTAGTAGGTTTAGGAGAAGGCCCTGTATATAGAATTAATCCTAATGGTCCTCAAGATATTGAACTTTCAGATAGTAATATTGATGATCTAATAAATTTAGATGGAAATGGACTAGAAGATACTAGTAAGTTTAAAACTTTATCTACTACAGGAACTAGTACACAAGGAAGATTAGATGTATTTGGCGAAACAACTACTACTCCTCAAAATTTTGCAAGCCCTGTAAGTTTAAAAAGTGGTACAGCAGGTATACCAAAATCAGGAGTTAACCTACAAGATACCTCTTCTAAAGACTGGGATTCTTTAGAATTTGGTTTTGTGGTCCAAGCATTACGTAGAGTAACTGAAAAAGGGGATATACTCAGGCATAATTTAACTGTAAAAATAGATATATTTGATAGACTAGGTACTACTTTAATAGCTACTGCTGAACGTACAGTAGGAGGTAAAACTGATACTAGATTTAAATTTAGTGTAAAAATTCAAATACCAGAAGAACATAAAAGTATTAGTGGTTATAAATTCTCTGTAGAAAAAACTTCTGCAGATAGTAGTAGTTCTAAAGATACAGATAGTGTATCTTTAGTTGGTTGGAATGAAATAGAAAATTCTCCTCAAGCATATCCCAGAACAGCTCATATAGGATTTGCATTAAGAGCTACAGATGAGCACAATGGAGTTCCTACATTTACTAGTATTGTAAAAGGATTATTACTTAAAGTACCTAGTAATTATAATCAACCCACTTTAGTTAATGGAGAAATTGATTGGAGACATATAGAAACACCTTCTACAGGTGATAATAGTCCTGCTACTGCTGGTTATTTTCTACAATCAACTGGTACTGAGGTACAAAATGACGCTGCTATAACTATTTATAAAGGTAGTTGGGACGGAAGTTTTGTATATTCTTGGTCTCAAAATCCTGTATGGATTATATATGATATATTAACAAATAAAACATATGGGTTATCAATACCAGAAGAAAATATTGATAAATATAGATTTTATCAAATAGCTCAGTATTGTGATGCATGTGATGTTACTACTGGTAATTTTGTAGGAGTAGATGGCTTATCAGATGGAACTTTTAAATATAAGCCTAGAAATACTTTTACGACAATTAGAGAAAATCAACTAGGATTACCTGAAGGCACTGAAATTAAAGAAAGAAGATTTATTTTAGATGTTCTCATTTCTGATCAAAAACAATCATTTGATACTGTTAATATGTTGGCAGCAAGTTTTAGAGGTGCAGTTATATACTCACATGGTAAAATTACTTTAGCTTGTGATTTGCCTGATGAAACTCCTGTTATGTTGTTTAACGAAGCTACAATGAAACACGGTAGCTTTAGTATAAGTGGTAATAAAGAAAGTGAGGTACTAACCGGTGTAGATGTAAGTTATATTGATACTACTAATCACTATAAAAGAGAAACAGTACGTGTAGATCAAGAAGGTAGCAATGATGGTATAGTAAAGGCACAAATAGAAAATATAGCATCTTTAGACTTAGTAGGTGTTACTAGAAGAAGCCAAGCATTAAGATTTGCACAGTATCAGATAGCATCTTCTAAATATATAAGAAGATTATGTAATTTTACTACAAGCACTGATGCTTTACAACTTATTCCTGGAGATGTTATAGCAGTATCTCAACAAGCTAGTGGGGTCGCTTATGGCTTTGGAGGTAAGATTCATGCAGATTCTGCTGTTCAAGCAAGTAATACTAATGTATTTCTTGAACACTTTAGTGTGCCGTCTTTATCTTCTTCTGATTTTGCTGCTACCAATTTACTTGTTTTACGTGTAATTAAAGTAAAAGATGAAAGAATTGATTTATACCAAGTAGCTAAAGATAGGTTTGCTTTAACTAAAACTGATAATGTTAATAGCGGATTTGATCTAGCAACAGTAAATCCTAATAAAAAATACAACGACATAACTAGAAGTTGGGATGCCTACACAGCCTTTACAGCAAATACTAAACCCGAAAAAGGTGATTTATGGACTTTTGGAGAACTTGAAGAAGAATCTAATCCTTATACAGCTAAAAGTGATAAATTATTTAAAGTTATTGAATTAACTAGACAGCCTTCTGATGAAACTGTTGATATAGTAGCTACAGAATATATATCTAATATTTATGTAGATTCAGATACCTTTATTGACTATAAACCTACTTCATACACTAATTTACAATCAGGACTAACTGTACCTCCTGTTCCTAATTTTACATTTGAAAAAAATGTTAGATCAACACTAGATGGATCTATTATAACAGATGGTTTATTAACAGCATCAACTGAAAAAGAAGGTTTTGGTATAACTTACATTACTCAATATGAATTATCTAAACCAACAGGTGTTAGTTTAGTAGCTAATGCAAGTTTATCAGGAGTTAGTGGTCAATCCCTCAGTATAGACCAGAGTAATTTATTTACAGGAGCTACTAGTTTACCTTCTGTGACTTTAACAGGTAAAAATGGCTTTAGTAGTCCAGCAGGAGAGGTAAAATTATTATGTACTACTATTGAGAATACTGATACTGTTGGGGGTACTCAGGATGGGAAAATACAATTAACTTTAGAAGGTTTTGGAGTTGTATTTGATGAAAATTTTAATCGCAGCATTTTAGATGCTAACGACTCTGGTGTTTTTGGGACTTTAAAAGGTACAGATCATATTACTATACCTGTTAATGAAAAAGACCAACAGCAAGGACTATTTAATTTTGTAGGGTTTGCAGGAATAGTAACTGCTCTTAGCCAGCCTATCACAGACTTTAGTGTTGCTTCCAATACTGTAAAAATAACAAATATAAGAACAGATGGTGTAACTTTAATTAATAAAATACCTTCTACTCCTTTTTATATTACTTTAAACCAACTGTTAGACTCTAGATTCTATAATAATAATAGTTTTTATGTTTCAGGTCAAGATAGTACTTATATAAAATCAGGAGAAATAACAGGTAATGAAACTATTACTGTTGACTTACCCGTAACTCCTAGAGATAAAGCTTTTATTAGATTTTTTGTAGACGGGTTTGAAAAAACTTCAGGACAGTATACTTTTAATCCAAATAAAACAGTTGAGTTAAATAATGCAAATATAGTGTATACTAGTATTAGTACAGACTCTAGTTTTAGAGTAGAAGTAGATTATTATACTGTGCCTGTATTTGAAGTAGGGGATAACGTACAAACTTCTCATGCTAATGTATTTAGTATTACTGATACTAGCTATGATCCTCTTTCTGCTAAATATAATGTTCAGCTAACTACTAATTCTATATTTAGAATATATACTCATACTGAACCTAAACTTAATTTAGGAGGATTTAATTTTACAAATATAACTCCAGATCCTGTTGGTTCTATAGGTAATATTTCTGGTGGCTCAGGTACTTTTGACTATGACACTAATAGGTTTCCCGGCCTGTTTAGATTAGCTAATAATAGAGTATATAATTTAGAAATTGGTTCTGATTTTGAGCCTTTATTTCTTACTAAAGATAGTGTAGTGCGAGATCTAGGAATAGGTACTACATCTGTAAGAGCTAGAAATAAAACTAGAGGAGGAAGAACTAGTCCCTTTAATACTAAATCTATAAATGTTGACTTTATTCCTATAAGAAAAGTAGAAAATCTTAGTATAGAAGAGTCTTTATATCGCGAGCAAACCGGCGGCGTTGCTGTTAGGGTAACTGTACAATTTGACCATATTCTACAGCAAAGTGTCACAGACTATGAAATATCTTATAAACTAGATTCGGTAGATAATGTAGGTGTTGATGATGGCGGTACAGATTTAACTTCTTTTAATACTGTAAAAGTTCCGGCTACGGGTGTAGATGATGATGGTAAAATTAGATTTACTGTTAATGGTGTGAATAGAGGTGAAACTAGTGATACTAGAAATATTTTATTTAAAATTGTCCCTTTAAACAAAGAAATAAGAGGTGTAACTGCTACTGCAACTAGATCTATTATTGGTAAAACAGCTCAACCAGCAAATATATTTAATTTTACAGGAGGACAACAAACTGATCAGATTACCTTATTATGGTCTTATCCACGTACTGATGATGGAGAACTTGCAGACATTGATCTTAAAGAAGTAGTAATAAAACGTGTACCAGGATCTGTTTCTGCAGCTCTTGAGAATGACCAGCTAATTGGGACTTTTGTTGTTGCAGATGATCTTGTAACTGTTTCTGCGGGTACTGCTCGTAAGTCAATTCCTATTGATACCTTTGGAGAATTTACTTATTTAGCTAGAACTAGAGATACTAGTGGTAACTTTAGTGAGGGTGTGGCTCTTATCACATTAACTACTTCTAGACCTGTTAGAAGTAGTGTTATAAAAGCATATAATGAGGATGATCCAAGCAGTGCTTTTGCAGGTAGAACTAATGATAATAGTGGAGAAACTAATTTTCCTTCTTTTGCTTCTTCTAATACTGCAGGATTAGCTTTTGCAAAACCCCCTGGAGATGTTGAATCTAATGTAGTTGATAATGCTAATGGTACTGCTACGGGTTTTTCTGCTGCAGGAGTTTCTAGTGATTTACTAGCAGCAGAATCAGCAGAGTATATAACTTCCATTAGAGATGCAGGGGCTACGGTAACAGGTGCAGTATTTGTAGACATAGAAGGAACAAGTGCTGTTGAGACTACTTTTAATGATACTAAAACAACTTATCTATCTGGTGTTACAGAAGTATCTGCAACAGCTAATGTACTAAAAGAAACGGCTTTTGGAGGTATCGGGCATGTATTAGGGGTTAGTAATACTGCTGTAGTAAATCCTAGATTTGATGCTCCAAATCAAACTTTTATGACTGGTGGTAGTGACGGCTTTGTGTTTGCCATATGGAATGATGGGCAGTATACTGGTAATGTAACTTCTATTAGTGCAATAACAAAAGCTAGTCCTGCAGTGATAACAACAGATGCAAATCATAAAATACTACCTCCTGCTTCTATTACTGCAATAACAAAAGCAAATCCTGCTGTAGTAACAGCAGCTAATCATGGGTTTATTAATGGTGATGTAGTTAAGTTTGCAAGTATCGGTGGGATGACAGAATTAAATGGAACCACTAAAACAGTTGCAAATAAAAGTGATAATACATTTGAATTATCTGGAACAGATAGTTCTGGATTTACAACATACACCTCTGGAGGTACAGCTACTACAGCAACTCGAGTAATTATACATGATGTCTTAGGAATGACTGAAATTAATAATAGAGAGGTATTTGCAAAATATGCATCAGATACTACAGTAGAAATATTTACGGATGCTACTCAAAGTACAGCACTTAACTCAAGTGGCTTTACAACATATAGCTCTGGAGGTGTAGTAGACGAAGGTGACTATGCAAATTCAAATTCTTATGCTCTAATAGCTGGTACTATTGATGCTGATGAAATTGCATTGGGTGCTAGTTACCATGCAAACGGTGATGCTACAGGAGGGAATGTTTTTGCTAATATAACAAGTGTAGCTTCTAACTATAAATTAGTAAATCTTAAGCAATATAATGATACTGGTTCTGGTGATACTTTTGCAGGTACCTTAGGGGCTGTTACTAGTCAGACCCTAATTAGAACTACTACCTCTGCAAATGCTGACTTATACTATGCTAATGGTAATGTAAATGTAAATAAATTTGTTGGTTCAGCAGTAAATGATGGTTTTCAGACGTATCAAGCAGGTAGTAGAACCTTTAGACAATTTCAATTAAAATTTATTGTACAAAATAATCAGCCCGACGAATTTGACTTTACAATTGATAAATTTAGGTATACTATAGAAAAGGATACAGTTACTTTTACAGATACTGTTGCATATGGTTCTACCACTGTAGATGTTGATATTACTAGTGCAGGTTTTTTAACTAGACCTGTTATAAGTTACGCAATGTTGAATGAGGATTCTAATAAACCACATGTAGTAGTAACCACTGCAGCATCCAACCAAGAAATTAGTTTTCAAGTATTTAAAAGTGATGATGGAGGTGCTGCATCAACCTCTTCAGGAATGTCTGTAATGATAACAGCAACAGGAGTATAAATGGCTTTAGTAGACTCAAATACCTATATAGAACCAACTGCAGGTACAGCATTAAATAGTGCACGAACACAGTTTAATAATTCTATGAGGTCACTTCTAACTAATTTTAGAAGTTCTAGCGCACCTGCTACTGTAAATATTACTACATCTGGAGAACCTACTGCAGTGCCTGACGGTACATTAATGCACTTTGCTAATACTAAAGTTAATGCTTTATATATATCAGATTCTACTACTAAAAAGTCTTCTCTTATTGGTGGTAACTTTACTAGAGTAGGTATAGGTCATAGAATTGAAAACGGCATTGAAGCTATGATGGCCAATATTCAACATTATGATATAGGCGAACTATCAGCTACTGTTTCTGAGAATGGTACACTAGCTGCTAACTCTAGAGTTTATTTAAAAATAGCTAATGCTAATGTTGATGCCTCATTTATTGATATAGGTAAGCCCCCGCCTCTATCAGTAGTAAGTGATATGATTGCAGTTGCAGGTGTTAACTCTGATAGAGTTAATTTAACATCGGGAGGAGTGGCTACTGCTAATCTTAAAGTAACCTCGGCTACTTCGACTGGCGGTATTGATTGGTCTCCAACAGCCGAAGGTGTAGGACATGCAGCTCTTAGAATTTCTAGTGTAGGTGCTACTAAAAATGCTGCTATACAATTTGGGTTTGGTAGTTCTACTTCTAATGTATCGTTAGCATACCAGCCATTACTAAGTGACACTTTAAATGGTTTATCAATTGTACAACAAGATGGTACTTATTCTGCTATTAATGCAGGGGTTGTATTACAATCTCCCATTTCAGGGGGAGGTGCACAACCTGTTCCTTTAGTTCCTGTAGGTACTATTATAGCATTTGCTGGTACATTTACTCCTGAGGGATACCAAAAATGTCAAGGACTAAGTTTACTTCGTGCTACATATCCTGCACTATTTGCAGCAATAGGAACTACTTATGGTGACGGCGCTGATGCAGGTAATACATTTGCAACACCTGATTTTAAAGATAAAACACTAATAGGAGTAGGAGATAACAACGGAACTCAGGGTAATGGGGCTGGAAGTTTTGCATCAGGAGGTACGATTACTACTGCTTCTGGAACAGCTGCTTTATCTACTTCGACTGGTTCAGCATCTACAGGTGTAAAAGATGCTGGTGGTGTAACACTATTAACTGCAGTAACTGCAGGTGGCCATACTCATACAGCTGTGGTTCCACATGCTGTTGTACGTTATATAATAAAAACATAGGGGAATAAAGATGGAATATATAAAATTTCATGTAGACGAGATGAGTCAAGAACATGTATTTTTTGAATATAGAATAATAGAAGAAGATAAAAAAGGCACTTTAATAACAAGAGCTTTTCCTTTTTCTAAAATTTTAGAAAAAGAACCAAAAATAGAAGAGCTAGTTGCTGGACCTATTATTGGTATATACTATGAGCAACGAGGTAGTAGTATTGTAAGTGAGAGACAATGGATTGATAGAATTGAGCCTTTAGAGCCTGAGTTAATTGATTGGATTATAGAACTAAGTAAAAAAGTATGTGTAGAAGAAGTATATGACGAATTATTAAAACCTCCAACAATTGATGAACAGGTTGAGGATTTTATAAAAGAGTTTTTTGAAGAAGGAGATTCTGAACCGCTAGAACAAAAAGATTTTTTAGCTGAGTTTTTTGAAGAGTTAGAACCCCTAGAGCAAAAATCTAATAAACAGGATGATCCTTTAGCTAATTTCTTTGAAGAGGGTCAAACATCTACAGATACACTAGACACAAGAATAAAAGATAGATTTAATAATACTTCATTAGAGACAGTAGATTTTTTAGCTGAATTTTTTGAACAACTAGAAGATGATGAAGTATAATACATAAGGAATAAATATGGCACTTACGCGTGTAACATCTACAGTTTTAGAAGCAAATGCAGTGTCTGCAGAAAAGTTAGCTAATGGATCATTAGTAACAAGACTCTATGGAGTAAAATCAATTGACGCTAGTCACTTTGCTGCTAGTGCTAATGCCTTTAGTCTTACTACTAATATAAATTTACTTACTGCTAATCTGAATCAAACTTCAGCTAATATAGCAGCGGTCTCATTAAATGTAGCTTCAGGTACTGGTAACACTGTTAGTTTGTTAGCAAATGTAAATCTTAATGCAGCTAATACTATACAGTTACAACATAATTTAGCTGCTAATGTAAATCAAACCACCGCTAATGTTGCTGCGTTAGAGACTAGAAGAACTCAAAATATAGCGGGTGCTGTATCTACTATTACTACTGCAGACCTTACAGCTTCACGTTTACTTGTATCTAGTGGTGCAGGTAAGGTAGCTGTTTCAACTGTTACGGCTACAGACCTTAGTTATTTAGATGCTACTAGTTCTATACAAACTCAGTTAAATGCTGGAGTAACTAACGCTGCTGCTGTTGTTACCGAAGCATTAGGTATAGAAGCTAGAAGAGCTGCTAATGTAGCAGGAGCTGTATCTACTATTACAACTTCTGATTTAACAGCGTCTAGAGCTGTAGTATCTAGTGGTACAGGTAAGGTAGCTATATCAGATGTTACGTCTACAGAACTTGGATATCTAGATGGCGTAACCAGTGCTGTACAAACCCAATTAGATGCTGGAGTAACTAACGCTGCTGCTGTTGTTACTGAGGCAGTAGGTATAGAAGCTAGAAGAGTAGCTAATATTGCTGGAGCTGTATCTACTATTACAACTTCTGACTTAACAGCGTCTAGAGCCCTTGTATCTAGTGGGGCCGGTAAAGTAGCTATATCAGATGTTACAGCTACAGAACTAGGTTATATTGATGGCGTAACTAGTGCTATACAAACACAGATTAATAATACGAATACTAATCTAGCTGATAATTCTACACGTATTGTTGCTGCAGAAGCTAATATAGCTGGAGTGCTTGCGGGTACTAAAAACTTTACTGGTGGCGTTACTATGGGTGATGATTTAGTCATTCAAGGTAATTTAACGGTGCTTGGTGATAGTGTTACGGCTAATACTATTAATGCTGTTATACAAGATAGATTTTTATTATTAGCTAACTCTGCAACAGGAGCTCCTAGTGCTGATATAGGTATTCTTATGAATAGGGGTAACGAAGGTAACGCTGCTCTCTTTTATGATGAATCTGCTAAATCATTTACTATGGCGGAAACTAGAGATCCTGATAGTAATGTTGTCATTAGTCCTACAGGTTTAGCTAATTTGGCAGTAGGCACACTAAAATATAATGGAGCAGATTTAAATACTGCTATTACTGATAATAGATCAGGAGCTATTTCTACCGTATATAAAGATAATCTTACAGTTTCTCGCGCTTTAGCCTCAGATGGAAGTGGTAAAATTATTGTTTCAGATGTTACTAGCACAGAACTTGGCTATCTAGATGGCGTAACCCTTAGTATACAAAATCAAATTGATGATATTAATACTAGGCAAGGTAGTAACTCTTCTAATATTGCTGCTGTAGAAGCTAGAAGGGTAGCTAATATTGCTGGAGCTGTATCTACTATTACAACTTCTGACTTAACAGCGTCTAGAGCCCTTGTATCTGATGGTAGCGGTAAGGTAGCTGTTTTAGCATCTGTAACGTCAACAGAGTTAGGATATGTTGACGCTACTAGTTCTATACAAACTCAGTTAGATACTGGAGTAACTAACGCTGCAGCTGTTGTTACTGAAGCAGTAGGTATAGAAGCTAGAAGAGTTTCTAATATTGCGGGAGCTGTATCTACTATTACAACTTCTGACTTAACAGCGTCTAGAGCTGTAGTATCTGATGGTAGTGGTAAAATTTCTGTCTCTGATGTAACATCAACAGAACTTGGCTATCTAGATGGCGTTAGTAGTGCGATACAAACTCAGATTGGAACTACTAACACTAATTTAGCAGATAACTCTACTCGTATTGCTGCTGTAGAAACTAGAAGAGTTGCTAATATTGGTGGAGCTGTATCTACTATTACAACTTCTGACTTAACAGCGTCTAGAGCCCTTGTATCTGATGGTAGCGGTAAGGTAGCTGTTTTAGCATCTGTAACGTCAACAGAGTTAGGATATGTTGATGCTACTAGCTCTATACAAACTCAATTAGATTCTAAAATAGCTACTACTGCTTCTGCTTCTAATGACTATGTAACATATACTAGACTAAATGCTAATATTAATTTAGTATCAGCAAACGTTGCTTTAGGTCTTAAGCAACTTATAAATGTTGCAGCAAGCGCTACAGGAGAAGGAACAGGTAATAATAACTTTTTTGTAGCTACTCCTGGAGCTTCTAATCCTACTAGTATTGATAATGTTGTAGTTAGTATAAATGGAATCACTCAAGCTAAAACTACAGATTATTTATATGATAAAAATACAGGTAAAGTAACTTTTAAAGATGCTGCTATACCGTCAGGCTTGACTGTTCAGATTATAACACTGAATCCTCCAACCTAATGAGAAAATATAGACAACTCACAACTGAACTAACTTTTAGATGTAATGCTAAATGTCCTGCTTGTCATAGAGTTAAGCCTCTTCGTATTAATTTAAATGATAAAAAATATACTATATCATTAGATAGATTTAAACAATTATTTTATCCTGAACTACTGAGAAATTTAGAATGGCTAGTTATTAATGGTAACTTCGGTGATTCTGTTATGAATAAACAGTTTCGTGAAATTATATCATATGTTAAAGAACATGATACTAGAATCCTAATTCATACTAATGGAGGTATTCATGGAGATGATTATTGGTCAGATGTAGGTAATATATTAACAAAACGTGATATTATTAATTTTGATATGGATGGTCTATCAGATACTCATTCAAAGTATCGTATTAACACTAAATTTGAAGATGTATTTAATAATGCTTGTTCGGTAATTAAAACTAATAATGCACAAGTACATTGGAAATATATTGTATTTGAACATAATAAACACCAAGTAGAAGAAGCTAGGCAAATGGCTTTAGATCATAATTTTCATACATTTTCTACTGTTAAAACTTCTAGAGATGTATTTGCTCCTAAAACCGGAAAGTTTGTTCATTCTAAAAAAAGTAAAGAAAATATGGATAAAGCTGAACGAGTAATTAAATGTGTATGGGATAATTGGGGTAAATGGTATGTATCTCCAGAGGGTTTAGTATTCAGATGTTGTTGGACTGGGGGTCATTACTATGATGAAGCTCAGTCTAGATTTTACTATCCTCCTAAGTTTGAAAATCTATTTAATGGGCTACACGTTCCTTTGGAAAAGATACTAAGCTATGACTATTGGACTAAATTACAAAATTACTTAAAAGGGTATGACAGATCATTTAGTTTATGTAAGTCTCAATGCGGAAAAATAATATCTTCAATTGAAAAAACTGAGGAAAATCTCACTACTGGTAAGAAAGTTTTATTTGATTCACATAGTCAAAACGCCCAAGTGAGAGAAGCCTAAGTTTAA